ATGTCCCCGCCGAACTCCGCGTCCGCCTTGAGTTGGGCCTCGGTTCCCGTGAACACCTCACCCGTAGACTTCTCGATGTAACGAGTGACCTCAGTAGTCCGCTCCGTGACGAAGGCGTCGAGGTCCATGATGGCCTTCTCCACGCCCCCGGCTAGAGACGGGTACTCCGCGATGATACCCTCGCGTTCCTGCTTGAGGCGGATGATCTCAGTCTCGGTCTTGATGGACTCCGTGACCGCCCGTATCTCGTCGGGCGTGCGGTCTATCAGGGACCGAGCCACGCCCGTCTCGGGGTCGACCCCAGCCTGGGTAGCCTCGTCTCTCGCCCTCTGCGCAGGGATGCTGTCTATCTCCGCCAGCCTTGCGTCGATGTACTCGATGCGCGAGTGGATGTCCATGGTGGCACGCACCCGGTCGCTAAGGTCCATGAACCTCTGGGTAGCGTGTTCCAGGGCTGCACGGTCAGCAGCCAGTTTCGGGTTGTGGGAGAGAATGCCGATCTCCGATTGACGGTCCGCGATGGTCGTCTCTAGCACCTTCTCGTGGTGTGTCTGAGGGTGGCGACCCTCAACGTACTCAATGAAGGTCTGCTCCATACCTGTGCGCTCGGCCTTTGCGAACCGCTCCGCAAGAGCCATGGGCACCTTTCCACCGCTTACCGCACGGATCGCAGCAGCCTTGGCCTCGATGGATTCATGGCGGGCCGACACCTTTGCGTAAGAGTCGAGTGCGGACTGCACCGCACGGTTGCGGTACACGAAGTCGGAGAACCCCTTGTACTTCGCCAGCGAGAGGTTGTAGCCCAGCCGAGCGGCGAGGTTCGTAGTCGCCTTGAACGGGTGAGCCATAGCCGAGTCTGGGAAGAAGGAGGACGGCTTCCCGAACTGTGTCTCGCTGAACGCTTCCTCGATACCCAGCCTCGCCTTAGCGTTGATCGGAAGGTCGGTACGGGCCAACTTGGCGGCACGGAACATGGTCATCCCTCGGTTGATGAGCCAGATCTCGGTCATCGACGCGACGATGGCAAGGTTGTCCTCGGAGTGCTCGTCCCAGTTACCCGTCGCACGCATCGCCTCGCCGAGGGTCTTGTCGAGAGTCCACCTCACTCCTGCGTCGAAGTAGCCGAAGCCGGTGTTGAACGCATCCACGGGCGAGCCAGCCCAACCGGCGTTCTTCGTGATCCACGCCTTGTCGTCCTCACTCAGAGTAGTCTGCCCCGAGCCCAACTTGTACCACTCTTCGGCTACGCGCCGCATACCGTACTTGTAGGCATCGCCCGCAACCTGGAAGGGGACACCAAAGACGGCACCGATGGCCTCGTCTGCCACATGGAGGGTCTGTGACACGGGGTTTATGGCGATCTTGTCGAGCATCCCGGAGCCCTCTATGGCGAACATCTGCTGGGCCTTGGGGAACAGGGTCTTGATCCCCACCAGGAGGTCAACACTCATATCCTCGTTGGGCAGCGTGTAGGAGATACGGAAGGGGTCGTCAGGGTCGCGGTGGTTCCCCTCGTAGATAGTGGTCAGACCGTAGTGCGTCTCAAGGTACTTGCCCGCTGCCTGCAGAGCCTCTATCTCCTGCGCAGTCAGACCAGGGAGCACGCCCATGTCATCCCTCGAAGGGTTGAGGGCACGCAACTGACGGATGAGCAAGTCCTGTTGCATCGGTGGGAGTTCCTCAATCATGTCGAGGAACTTCTGGGCAGACTCGTTCTGTGTATAGATCGCATAGGTGCGAGCCTTGGCAAGTAGGCCCGTCTCTCCCGCGAAGTTCGTCTTGTCCATGACCCACGGCACGATGGAGTTGAACGCCTCGGCACGCTGGGCCAGTTCGCTCGGGGACTGGGCATCATGCGCCCACTTGAGGGCCAGTTTCGGGGCGAGGGTAACGGCATCCCCGTTGAAGTCCTGCAACTGGAAGTTCAGCCAGCGCGAGTACGTGTCATCGTTCATCGTCACGTTGCGGTCCTGGAAGCCCTTCTGCGCGAGGGTCGTGTTGTAGAACTCTTCGCTCAGGTGCTCCGTGTACGCGGACTTCTTGCCACCCGCGACCGCATCGAACTTCCGGTTGAAGGCATCCTCGTACGACTTCTCGATGACCTTAGAGGCGGGCTTGGGCTCGTTGGGGATAGAGGGCGCGACGAAGCCCTCGGGAGCAGCCACGCTCTCGGCGTAGTCCTCGGGATCTGTGGGTACGGATCTAGGCATGTCTCATCCTTTAGCGAGAGTAGAGGTCCACCAGACGAGCCAGGGCCTTGACGGCCTCGGTGGCATCTGGGGATTGAGCAGCCTTCACCAGGGCAGGGATTGAGTCCAGTACAGCCTGTGGTAGGTTGCGGGCTGACAGGTTGGGGGTTGTGACTGCCTCCCCTGGACGGTTGGTGGGGCCGAACAGGATACTGGACGGTGCGCCGCCTGGGCCACCAGGCACAGCCTCCTGGAACTGCACGTCCGGTGGGGGTCCAAACGCCCCGGCGTCATTGCCCTCACCGACGAACGCCTCCGGTGGCTTGTTCGAGGTACCGATACCCACAGGGACGGCTGCTGCCGCACCGGGTCGGCCTTGTTCCTGCAGGTCACCCTGCAGTTGTGACAGTTGTGCGTCGTACAGTTGGCCCGTGGCTTGGTAGTACTCATCACGAGTGATGTCACCTGCTGACAGGGCCGCTTGCAGATCGCTGATGGTGCTGGCCTGCTGCTCCCGCAACGCGCGGGCTTGGTCTAGTTGGTCGTTGAGTTGGCCGACTGAACCGGGTGGCGGACCACCGGGACCAGCCTGCACTTTCGCCTGCGACGGTTCGGGAAGGGCCATGTCTCTCCTATCTCACTTCATCTACGAGGCCAGCCTTGAGCGCCTCGTCTGAACTGATCCACCAGTCTTTGCGGGACCAGTTGCGCTTGATGGTAGCCCTGCTGATCTTGGCCCGCTCTGCGAAGATGTCGAGGATGCGGTTCTGCACCTTCTTGACCCACTCAAGCCTGTCCTCGACCTCGCCGGTCTTGCCCGACGCGCCGAAGGATGCCTCGTGGATCATCAGCCAGGACTCCTTGAACATGACACGGGTGTCCCCGGCCTGCAGCAGGATACCAGCCATGCTCGCTGCCATCCCCAGGCAGGCCGTAGTGACCTTGTGCCCAGCAGTCCGGACGTACTGGATGTAGTCGTAGAGAGCCATGCCGTCCACGACCGAACCGCCCGGAGACGAGAAGATGATCTCGATGTCGCAACCCGGCTCTGTCCTCATCCACCGAGCCAGGGTGTCGATAGCCGCTTTCGCGCTCTGCTCGTTGACGGACGAGTTGAAGTGGAGGACGTGATGGTACTTGTTCTCCGCTAGTTCAGCCGTGCGGATCTCCTTCTTCTTGTCGAGTTCGATCTTGGATGCGTCGACAGCCAGTTGCTCGCGCTTAGCCTGAGTCTTGTGGAGCAGCGCCTCTGCCTTGAAAGCCTCGGCCTCAGCCTCGTACAAGAAGAGAGGCTTGACCTGCTTCGGCTCTGTCATGTCCTATCCTCCTATGAACCCGGGTTGCCGACAATCTGCTGCTGCAGAGGCGGTAGTGCGAAGTTCACAGGCTGGGCCTGCTCGGTCTGTCCTCTCTCAAGGGCCAGTTCCTCGGAAGCGGGGTCTACACCCATCTCGCCCTGCGGGACTGGGATGCCCTGTCCAGGCTGCGGAGCCCCACCGGGAGCACCTGCACCCTGCTGCTGCGCGGCCTGCTCGGCTGCCTCGACCTTCTCCTGGATCTCTTCCAGGGCCTCCACGAACGTAGCGCCCTTCGCCATGGCTACGGTAGCCTGGATGAGGGCGGACATGGGGGTACGAGGGTCGGCCGCGAAACGCTGGATGGTCGCGTCCCCAATCGTCTCAAGGTCGATCTCAGCCTGCTGGGTCGTGGGGTCGGGCACGTAGTCGAGTTGCTCACGGGCCATCTTCTTCGAGATGAGCCGCGCTCCTAGGTGCTGTAGCACCCGCACATCACCCTGCAGGCGGTCCAGGCCAGCGGTAGCCCCGAACTCGACCCTGTGGTAGTACCATCCACGGATGTCCTTGGACGGCGTGTAGGTGCGCTTCTTGCCCACGGGGCGGACGAGGGGCTTCGGACGGTCCAGCCACTCTTCCTCGATCATCAGGCAGATGGTGTTCAACTGGTTGCGGAGGTCGCTCATGTGGTCCTGCAACTCCCGCACCACCGTGGTCAGCCTGCCCTGCGTGGAGGTCACGAAGGAGGCCGAGGCGATGGACTGGGACACCTGACCCTGACGGCTAGGCGGCTGCACCGTCTCGCCCGAGGACTGGCGATCCAGGTACTCCATCAGCCCGAACACAGCCCCAGCCGGGGCCGCTGGCGCTACGCGCCGCATGAAGGAGTCCTCGCTGTTGGGGTCGTGCTGGTAGACGGTATCGGGGCCGGGGTCGTCGCCCGCATTCAGGACGTTCTTCGACTCGAACGGAGCGTGGACCATGCTCTCGATGTAGTCGATCATGTAGGTGACGATGCGGTTGCGGGCAATCATCGGCTTCGCGGCTTGGTCCATCAGACCCCGGAAGGCGTCGTCTGCCGTGTCCAACTGAGCGAAAGCGATGGTGGGACGGTCCAGCCCGTGCTCCCAGGAGTCCACGATGGTCGCGTTCTGCATGGGCTTCTTGTCCTTGCTGCCCGTCCAGATGACGGCCTTGACCGTCATGTAGTCGCTGTAGTAGTCCATGACCTCCACGTTGGAGTTGTCGGAGGGGGCTACCATCCCGAAGTGCTCGGGGTACTGGCGGGCGATCTCGCGCAGTTTCACCGTCTCAAGGTACACAGCGTCCTGGATGGTGCCGCTCCTGACGTCCACCCACACACGCTCGGGCTTGAGCCGCGCAAACTGGGCGTAGTCGGACTTCTTGGACTTGAAGGCCCCCACGGCGCAGTATCCAGCCGTTATGAGGTCCATGTATATGCGCCTTTCGAGGCGCTTTCCGTGGCCCATAGTCCAGATCGTGTCGGTGATGGCCTCACGGACCTGGGCGTCCTTGTATGCCTCTTCGCCGTCCTTCTCAGGGATGAACATGACTGAGGGCGTGGCCTCGGCCGCTAGGGAGGCGATATCGTGGATGCCGTTCTTGACGATGTTCTCGATGGCGGGCTCATCCGGCATCGAGGTGCCATCGGGGTAGACCTGACTCCACTCCCCCCGATAGACCTTACGCAGGTCGTCGAGGCGCTGACGGTGGTTCACATACGTCTCCGAGTCGACGATCTGGTGGTACTGTCCCACGAGGTACTCTTCGGAGAGCCGCTCGCGGAGTTTGTGCATGTCCTGTGGAGTCATGTTCGTAGGCACTACACCCTCCTAGAGTTCTTCTTCGCGGCCTTGACGTACCGCCATGTGTGGTTCCCAGACGCCTTGCGGAACTTCGTGGGCAGGGCAGCCATGGGAATGAGTCGCTTGTAGTTCCACTTGATGAACCAGAGGGCCATGAGCATGTCGTCGTGGTCCCCGAACGGCCAGATGTTGCCCTCTGCCTCTAGCAGACCGCTCATCTCGCGGCCATTGACGTCCCCATACGGGAGCCTCACACGGGCCATCTCGATATCCACGGCCAGGGAGGCTACTCCCATCTCCCCGTCACCCTTGTTCCGGTTGGTGTTGTGGCCGATCACGCGCGTCTTGCTCTTGATCTGCTCGAAGTAGGGGTCGTCGAACAGCCAGCGAGAGCCCATGTGCTGCTCGATGATGAAGTAGTCGGGCTTGTACATCCGCAGGCAGCGGTCGACCTCAGCGATGAAGTCCCGGGTGCCGCCCTTCCAATGCTTGACCTCAAGGATGGCGGCGTTGAACTGGTCGCGGGAGTAGGGGACGTCGGCCACGATGAGGCCGTTGAACATGCGATCCCCGGGGTCTATGCTCATTACCCGTACCACAGGAACAAACGCGTCCGCATCCTTGCGATAGCCCTCATAGCCAGCCCTCTCGTAGTCCCGACAAGCGACCCACCATTCTGGGTTGACCAGCGTAGAGTCCTCTGGAACGGGGTTCTGCTGGTACATGCACTCGAAAGCAGCGTGTCCAGATAGTTCGTAGTGATGGATCAGTTCGTCGTAAGTCCACTTCTCGGGCCAGAGCACCTTGGGCTCGGGGTACTCGGGATCCTCTTCGGGCCATCTGACGATTGCGGAGTTTACGATGGTTGTCCACAACCGTTCCCCCTTCTTGGGGCCTCTCTGGTATTGCAAGCCGGCAATCTCGCCGTACATGTCTTTGAAGTGGACCCTCTGGCCCACGATTACGGCGCGGCCGGATGCGGTGCCCTCTGCTTCCGGCTCGATGCGCGAAAGCACCTCTTCACGTAGCCACCGGATCTGTTCCTCGCGCTGCGTGTCCGAGCGGGCCATGGAGCCGTCAGTCGCGTCGTCGACGATCACTACGGTGGACTCGGTTCCTAGGACTTGCTGCCCCGAGCCCCTACTCTGGACCGTGAACTCGCCTGACTTGGCCTCACGCGTGCGACCAAGGACCGTCAACTCACCGGAGAGAGGTCGCCATGCCGTGTCGCCTCTCTTATCCGGGGCAAACCGCCCGAACACGCGCACGAGGTCGTAGTTGTGCTCAAGTTCCCGGGCGATGGTACCCGCGAACTTGGATGCCTGGGAGCGCGTCTTGGAAACCAGGAGGATCTGCTCATCCCGGTTCCTGACGATCAACCAGATCGGTAGCCATACAGAGAAGAACGTCGACTTACCGTGACGCGGAGGAATGTTGATCATCAGCGTACGGTGGTCGATGAAGTGCTGAATCCACTCCTCTTGGTGGAGGCCCAGCATGTGCCCGCTGAACTCTTCAAAGAAGGACTTGAAGGCTCTCGGCGTGAACTCCATCTGGTCCTTGTAGTGCTGGTCCAGAAGGTCGTAAGCGGTGGCCGAAGGGAGCACCCGGATCAGGGCAGTCCCGTCCTCCGATGCCTCCTGCTTGATTTCCCTGATGCGGCGGGTAGAGAGGTTGATGGCCTTGGCGATCTCGTCCTGGTTCATGCCCTGGACTTCCATCGCCTCGATCTCGGGGAACCAATGCTCGGCGTTGATTCGTCCCCCGCCCGCCCGGTCCTGAGCCCGCATTCGGGCCCTTCTGCCCCGCGCTATCAGGGTGTTCTTGTTTATGGTCACGAGCCTCCCTCGGCACGGTCTAGGGACTCTTCGATCCGCTCGATCTCGGCCAGAAGCACCTTTACGAGGTGCCGTTTCTTCTGTTCCTGGGTGACGGGCCGCTCGTTAGGCTCAATATCTCGGCGGCGGTGAGTCTTAGGCCGCTCTACCCTCAACCGCCGCTTCGCCGCCAC